TCAATTAGTTGCAAATAGTAGTAATTCTGAAAATACTTCAGATACATCTAGAAATAATTTTTATTCAAATGGTTTTAAATTAGGTACAACAAATGGTGCTTATAATGGAAGTGGATATTCATACATCTACATGTGTTTTGCAGAAAACCCATTTGTTACATCAACAGGAATACCTAGTTGTGCGAGGTAATCATGCAATTATCTAAACATTTTACTTTAGAAGAATTTGAAAAATCTCAAACAGCTACAAGAAAAGGTATTAAGAATAAAGCTGGTGCTGGAGAGATTAAAAACTTAGGCGATCTATGTTACGAAATATTAGAGCCTGTAAGAATAAAGTTTGATAAGCCTGTTACAATTACATCTGGTTATAGATCAGAAGAACTATGCGAGGCAATAGGAAGTAAAAAAACATCACAGCACACTACAGGAAACGCAACTGATTTTGAAATAGCTGGAGTATCTAATCTTGAAGTAGCTTTGTGGATTGAAAACCATTGTGACTTTGACCAACTAATCTTAGAATATTACACAGGAGAAGCTAATAGTGGGTGGATTCATGTTTCATATAAAGATGGTTCAAATAGAAAACAAGTATTAACATTTGATGGAAAATCATATACTAATGGATTACCTGATGCAAAATGGTCAGGTGGAAAACTAACTAACTAATAGGAGAATATTATGCCAATGGGAAAAGGAACTTACGGAAGTAAAAGAGGAAGACCAGCTAAAAAGAAAAAAGATAAAATGAAAAAGAAGAAGAAAAAGTAATGGCTACAAAGAAACCTATATTTGCAAAAGCTAGACCAAAGAGATTAGGAAAACCAAAGTCTTTTAATAAGAAGTCTAAAGCATATAAATCAGCTAAAAGAAAAGCTGATAAGAAGTTTGGTAAAAAGGTTTCTCTGTATAAAAACATATTCATTTCACAAGCTATTAAAAAATACAAACCAAAGAAAAAGAAATGAGTAAATCTGCATTACAAAAAATAGAATCACACGAAAAGCTATGTCGTATAATGCAGAAATTAACCCATGATAAAATCCATGTTATTGAAGAAAGAGTTAAGAGATTAGAAAAGATTTTACTAATCTGCACAGGCTCATTAATTAGTGCTATGGGTTATGTTATTATGGTTTTAGCAGATAAGGTCTAAACCTTTACAATTACCTAAAAATAGGTACAAGTATTAATTGCATGAGTCATAAGAGAATATTAATTATATCTGATATGCACATTCCATATCATCACAAAGATGCAATCAAATTTTTAAAAGAAATAAAAAAAGAATTTAAACCTGACACAGTTGTTAATATTGGAGATAGCTTAGACTTTCACGCAATCTCTATGCACGATAGCAACCCTGATTTATATTCTGCTGGACACGAATTAAAAGAGGCCAGAAAATATATAAAAGAATTAGAGGGAGTATTCCCAGAAGTAACAGAAGTAGATAGTAACCACTCTAGCTTAGTTTATAGACGAGCATTAAAGTATGGAATGAGTAAAGAATTTTTAAGAGATTATGGAGATTTTCTAGGTACTAAAAAATGGAAATGGGTAGATGATTTAACTTTAACTATGTCGAATAAACAAAGATGTTTTTTTACGCATGGCCGTAGTGCAGATGTTTTAAAGACAAGTCAAGCAATGGGTATGAGTTGTGTGCAAGGTCATTATCATACGAAATTTGTAATTTCGTGGTGGGCAAATCCTGACAACTTATTCTTTGGCATGAATGTTGGTTGTTTAATTAATCAAAAATCAATGGCATTTGCTTATGCAAAAAATTTTAAAACTAGATTCATTTTAGGTTGTGGTGTAATTTTAAATGGTGTACCAAGATTACTACCGATGGTGCTAAATACCAAAGGAGATTGGATTGGAGATATAGTATGAGTACAAGTACACTGAAAAAGACCCTTTTAAAGAGCCATAGAGCCACGCAGACGACAAACTCTGCATTTTCTGATCAGGTATCAGGGAATCACTATAAGACGCTTAAAATTCAACCTTTAGAGTATTGTATGGCTAATGGCCTTAACGCTTGTCAAACTCACGTCATTAAATATGTTTCAAGGTATGATAAAAAATGGAAAGATAAAAAAGATCAGATTAAAGATTTAAAAAAAGCAAAGCATGTAATTGATATGCAAATAGAATTATTGGAGAAAGAATAAAATGTGGTTGAATTTATTATCTTTGGGTGTAAAGACAGGGGCGAAGCTATACCAAAATAAACAACGAACTAAACAATTACTTTCAGACGCACAAATGCTTCATGCCGAGAAAATGAGCAAGGGTGAAATTGAATATAAAGCAAAAATTATTGAAAGTAATGACAATGGGTTTAAAGATGAATTTGTCCTTATCCTTATATCTTTGCCTATCCTTATATTGGGTTATTCTGTGTTCTCTGACGATTTGGAAATACGTAATAAATTAGAATTATTTTTTGAGTATTTTAATCAGCTTCCTTATTGGTATCAAGCTATTTTTATTGGTGTCGTATCTGCAATATATGGATTAAAGGGTGCTGACATAATGCGTAAGAAATAGTAAGATGTCTTAATGATAGACGCAGTAATAATAGACGCAGAGTTTCAGATTGAAAGTAAGTACAATCCGTATGGGCATTTTGTGAGTTTAAAATTTATAGATACTGTGCCTGATAGACCTAAACTATTAAAAACAATTCAAGATTTAACAGCACATGATGATGTGGAATTGATTGATTACAATTATAAAGAAATTAAAATTACATCTAAAACAAGTTTAAAATATTTCGATATAACTAGGAACTAGGGCAGTTCCAAACCAGATTAAGAAACCACCCTAGCCAAATTATTAACTCTCGCTAATAACTCTATTCACTAACAGATAAAAATTGAAGCAAGGAGTTCAATTCTCGTTAGTAAAATTCATTTTTCTATTAATTCCTTGTTAGCTTTTCTGTTGCTATAAGATTAATAGATTGTTGCTTTAAGTTTTCGCAATATGAATGTGCCAACTTTGATTGTATTTTATAATACAAATACATTTTGTGATTGACAGAAAGTTCAACTTTAACTTTTCTGTATCTTTCATCATTACTTGCTTTAACTTTTGCTAAAGAAACAGATATTTTTTCGTTATCCATTCTTTCATTAACAACATAATCAAAAACTTCCTGTACTTGATCTTTAACATTATTATATTCAATTTCAGTATCAGCAAATAGCTTATCTACTTTATCTAAATATATTAATATTTGATCAGGGTTAAAAGTCTTTGGTCTTAACTCTATGTACTTTGGTTGTTCAGCCATTAACTTAATTCTTGTTCGTACATATCAGGATTAAAGTCAGTCGGACTTTCTTTAGACCAATCGACTTCTTCTCTAGGACTTTCAGGCAACTTGTCATCAGTAAGCTGAATACCTTGTTTAGCTTGTTGATAACTTGGTTGAGGCTGTTGCATAGTTTGTTGAGGATTAAAACCAGCTTTATTAAATGGTTTAACCATATAACAAGTTACAACTTGTTCCATACCATCACCCCATTTACTAACTTCTCCTTGTTGCGTTTTGCTACCCCATTTCAAAACATGTCCAGATCGTACATATTCTTGTACTTCAGGACTGTTAAGCCAATTTGAAATTTCAAAAATTCCATATAGCTTTTTAGTTAAGCTACATTGGAACTGTGCCTTGTTTGACGAGGCTTGATATTCCATGCTTGGAGATTTTTTGCCTGTTGAATAAAGTTTTAAACTTAATCCACAGAATGGTAGTCTTTGCGTTTGCATTTGTGTCATGTTTTTTCCTATTGTTTCTGTTTTTGTTTTTTTGGTTTATTGTTTTCCATTGCTAACATTAAATATTTAGCACCAAGAAAAGCATTAAACATTTCTTTATTTAAAGGAAGTTCCTTAACTTCAATCTTGCTATCTTTTTTAGGCAACCTTATGATTAAACCTTTAGCAATTTTTTGTTTAGTTTCTTCCTCATACGCATACTTATATGCATTTAACTGTAATGTGTAGTCAAATGATATATGGTTACTTGTTTTAATATCAGCTAAAACAAGGTTTCCTTGCTTATCCTTTAGGACAAGATCAAGAGTACCAGCGTAGTTATGTTTTTTAGAAAAAATCTTTTTCTCTAATTCAACTACCTCGTATTCTTGGGTTTTCCACCAATCTAAAAATATGTTCCAACAATTAACAACTGCTGGATCAGATTGGTTAGGAATTTTTTTACCTTGAAGAAAATCTTCAATCAATCCATGAACTACACTACCAACTAAACCAGCGTCATCTTTAACTCTGTCAGTTTTATTTGTAGCTTGATGTATGATTCTTTCAAGACTAACTCTGTCTAATGTTTTACCATTATCCATAAAATGGTTAATTGAATCTTTTATCTCTCTAATCGGAGTATAAACTAACCAATTAACTAATTGTGGTTTAGGAATACCTTTGCCACAAATTCCTGTTACACTTTCAACTTTCTCACCATTGCAATAATAAATATGGTTTTGATCATCAAAGTCTAACTCGATACCATTTTTTAACTTATGTTTTATGTACATTTTTTTCCTTTTTAGTTATGACACTATCTAAAAAATTTGGCAAATCAAAATTATAATATTTTGAAAGATTCCATAATTTAGAAGCGTCAGATTTAATACCTTTCTCGAATTTATATAAATCATAAACCGAGTTAAAGTATGGTTTGTTGTCCTCTACTACTGCGTCAACAGTTAGCTTACATTTGAGCCTGATACTTTTAAATTTCAGGCCTATTAACTGATTAAATAATTTACCAGATGGTTTTTTTTTAATCTCTACTATCATACCGTCAATCAAGTAATCAGTTTTTCTTGTTTTATCCATAATAACCTTTCTAGTTCAAGATGGAATGTCCACGATTGTTTAAACACTTTCTAACGAGTGCTTCATACTTTGTGTCTAGCGTAGGACTAACAGACCAATACAAAATGTTGCTAACAAAGTTTGTATTTTCTTTTCCGATAGTTTTACAGTGCTGAAGATCATTAGTAAGTTCAACTGCTTTAGCTTCATCGAAAGTACCACTACGTCCAGCAGTATCAACGATAGGCCTATATGCACAGTTACTTAAACTTATTAAAATGAGCAAGAATCCTATTCCTTTCATTTTTTTTCCTTTCCTTTAACTTACGCTTATATATTCTTAATGTCTTTGCTTCTATTTTGTCAAAGTGATTAAACACTTCATCAAAAAAAGGGTTCCCATCTCCAAAATCCCATCTTCTCTTTTTTGAAATTCTAGTTATGAAATTTATCCTTTGTTCTTTCATTTCATTAATCATATTATTAACCCTATTATTAAACCCACTACAAAACATAACCACTCTCGTCTGTAATAAAGTTCTATTGCTTTCCAATCGCTTTTGCTTTTACCGAATATCAACATTATATACCACCTTGTATAGCCCATTGATGTAAAGCAAACATAGTAAGTGATACAAAACAAATTATTGTAACTGCACCAAATATTAACTGCCATTTTAGATCGTTCATGTTTTCCTTTCTAGCTGTGCCTGTCACACACAGCGTTATGATTGATTTATATTCTTGCACTTATTGGGTTGTTTGAAAAAATAACCAAGCCACCAAGTTCTTGTAAGAATCTTGCTCTGTCGTCTGACTTACTTTCGTCATTAGCAATATTCGTAATCGCATTGGCAACATCGTATTTAGAAGTAACAAAAGTTTCTCCTACATAGTGGTTAAGTCTTTCAAAAACTCCTGCTCTTTCATCATCTGAAAGACCATGTTTTTTTGCAAGAACTTCTACTTGATGTGAGTTGATTTTATCTTGAGTAGCTTGTTTTAACTTTTCAACATTTTCCTGAAACAATTCAGGATTGCTAACAAGTTCTAACTGCTGACCCATTTTATCAACGATCGTTTTCCACTGATCATCTTGTTCAACATCTATAATCATTTTACCAACATGTTTTGCGTAAAATTGATTTAGATATTCAGGTGCAACCATACCATTAGTACAAACTAATCTGTAAATGAATGGCTTAACAATTAAAGAGCCACCACCTATTTCAGAGTTCGTAATCGTGATACCACCTTGAACAACATCTCCCTCAACTACTTCTCCCTCTAACTTTGGTAGAACAGCAGTAATGTTTAAAGTATCTCTGTCGTAGTGAGCGTACTTTAATTCTGCATTCATATCCATCAGTTTTTCAAGAGTAGAGTTTGCAACAACATCATTGTCAATTCTTTTGTAACGATTTGACATTATTGCTCTAACCTCGTTGATAGGTTGCATGTCGTAAGTTCTTAACATCAACTCTTTCTCTTTACTGTTGTTAATCCAAAAGTTAAGATTGTGAGTTACAAGTTCTTGACTTACAGGCAACATTTTAGAAATATATCTTGTACCGATTTCTAATCTGTTGCATAGATGACTTAAAGAAGTATCAGTTAATTGATATTCTCCTGTCGTCAAATGATCAACCTCTATACTAGGATAAACGTAATCATTTGTATTTACTTTCATGCCTTTTAAATCAACAAGATAATCTCTTTTGTTAGATGTATCGTCATTAATTTTTTTTAGCATTTCTTTTATGTCTTGACCTTTTTTCATTGTGTTTCCTTTTTCTAGTTATTTAATGTAGCTGACATCATCAGTACCTAATCGCAACAAAAGGTAGAGGGGAAAAAATGATTTCCCCTTTCGTCTTTAAAGTTTTGTAACTCGTTTAATTTTAAAACGATCGTAAAATTTTTTTTCAAAATTATCGTGATCAGTTTCAAAAGGTACATATAAAATTTCATTTTTGATTTTATTTTCAGCACCTAACCAAACTCTTTTATAAACTTTAATTTTATAACAAAGATACATCTTGTTATCCATTTGGCCTTTTTCAATTATTTCTCCCTCAACGTAACAATCTTTTCTTTCTATTCTTGGAACAAAATCATATGCTCTAATTTTATTTCCAACAATCGCAGTATCTTCAAACATAAGTTTTTTCATATTTACCTTTCTAGTTTTTCGTATTTATTATTTAGCTAACATCATCAGTGCAACTTGCTAAAGGTTGCAGAAACTAATTTACAACAATCTAAATCGTAGGTCTGAACACACACTCTTTGAGGA